TCAACGCAGATCGAAGGTTAGCGGTCCAGACAGTGCAAAACGTCCTATTTGCTGCACTTTAACGGTGACCAAACTGTTTTGCGGTGTCCCTGAAGCGGCCATTTCGCTTGCCGAAATGCGCAGGCGATTTTCGGTTAGCGTCCATTCGCGTAAGATGCCGTCATCCCAATAAAGCCCAACGCGGTAGCTTTCCTGATCCTCTGCTTGTGCTTGATCAACGCCATCAACCCATCCCAGATCAAGCCGCGAACGACGTTTCCAGTGGAGATCAAAATTCCCGCTGCCATCATTTTGCGCACGGCCATGAACCGGCGGTAGAGGCGTAATCGCCAGTCCCGCCGCAAAAACGGAAGTCGTTACAGGTTCGACATCCCCAAGGCCCTGAACATCCAGCGCTACCCTTTGCCCCATCTGATATAAATTCTCAGATATTATGTGCGCAGAAGATGCATCCATGTGCACAATTTGCGCACCAGCGGCATGCGCAGGGGCATGCATTTCTGACGCGGCGACACCCCGGCTGAGCCGCGAAAGCCGGTAACGCTTGCCCCCTAAAGCGGCGATGCGCCCAACGCGCACAAATTCTCCATCAATCCAGAATATCGGGGCATCGACGGCCAAGGGCGATGCGTCCCGCGTCGTCATATGCATCGCAGCGTGCAGCAATTCGATATCCAAGACGCTGGCCTCATCCAGCAAAAACGGGGAATGCGGTCCTATTGCATTTTGCGTATTGCCCATCACCGCAGGCAGAGCAGTGGTTCCGATGTCGCTCCATTGATTATCGACTGAAAGCGAAATCGCGGCCCGCTTCCAACCCGCTTTTGTGCCCGCTGCAAATAATGCCAAGGCTGGCTTATGCGGATCGCTCCCCGGAGCCAAAGGCATATCAATGGCGATAATCCGCGTCTGACCAATGGGCTGATCCGCGGATGGCACATGCCGCCCCGCTGAGCTAGCCAAGGCGCCCTTTACTATAGCCCGAGGCAGTACCTTTGCCTTGATGTGCGTAGTTCCAAAGCCGACTTCAGCTTCTGAAATTTGCCATTTCTGGTTATCAGATGTCCGGAAATGATCGCCGGGCTGGTAAGAGCGGCCCGATGCTGCGGCGGCCCCGGACCAGAAATGGCGCGCATAGCGAAGATCGCTATCCTTGGCTTCAACGATGGCCTTTGCAGCGGCAGCGCTAAGCACCGCAGGCAATTCCAATCGCATCTCTCCCCGGCCACCTGCGTCATTATGGCTTTGCTGAATACCGGCCTGATAATCCCGCTCCGCATCATAATAACGCAAGGAAACATGGGCAGGAATTTTGGCCGCCGCTGGCAGGACATTCTGGGGTTTTTCCAACACCTGCCCATTTTCTTCAACTGCAATGTCGATGTTATGGAGATAGTCTTGCGGCACGCCTAGGTCGCGCACAACAAGCGTGCTGTCGCAAACGACAAGCTCCAAAGGACATATCTCCAAAAGCGGCGCCAGGGCCTCGCGCACACTCGCGCCGGCAACGGCAAAACCGCCAATGTCGATAGTGCTTTTGCCGACAATTTCGCCCTTCGAAATCTTTGGCAGCAAATCGGATAAAGCCAGTGATCCATCACGTTCGAAAATCTCAAAGGTGAGCGACGGTATGCGGTTGCCAAAATCGGCGAGCGCAAAATCTTCGAAAACAACATACGCAATGCCACGATGCGCAGGGCATTGCCCCTGCGCTTCTGCCGAGGCCAATAACGGATCAAGTTGTTGATTGTCGTGACCGTCATGCACACGCATCTGGGCATCAATTTTAAAGTCGCCTTGTGCACCACGGATCAGGTTACCATCCGCCCATATACGACCAACCCGCGCGATTGGCCGGCTCGATAGGGCGACGGCAAGGCTGACGCGGTAGCTGTAATTCACCGTTGAAGGTCGGCCCTTGCCGCCACCACTTTTCGTGCGCTCTTCGATCAAATCTGTGGACCAGATTACGGTGCCCGCCACCCGCATAACGCCAAATATAGCGGGGATCTGGGTGCCATAGCTTGATGTCTGAACCGCCAGTTCTTTCAGGCGGCTGCCCTGCTGCGCAGGCGGCGCGAATATTTCCGCATCAATCTGCCTGCCAATTGCGCCCCCAATCGCGCCGCCAAGTGGCCCACCAATCGCGGAACCCACGGCGGTCAAAACAAGCGTTGCCATGTCAGTCTCCTTGAAAGCGCCATTGGGCAATTTTGTCATAAGGCATGGGAAGGGGCGTAAGGACGACGCGAGCCAAGCCGATATGGGCATGGACGGCGCCAAATTGCGTCAATACCGCCAAATGGATTTGCCGCGCCCCGGGCCGAAGCAGCATAATGTCGCCAGCGCGCCACGATCCGTCACCTACATTCTGAAATCGTGAGTCCGCAAAAAAGGCCTGCGCGCGCACTTCAAAATCACCGCGCAGGTGATAACCGGTTGGAGCTTCAAAACGATGGCCCGCAGCAAAAAGACAGGCCGCAACCACGCCCACGCAATCCAGCCCAGTTTCGGGCGAACGTCCATGCAGTCGGAACGGTGCACCAACACATGTCATCGCACATTCGGCTATGTGGGTTTGGGGCGCGGTGTACGGCGGCTGTATCCTAATTGCCACCGGGGTAACGGGTAAGGAGGTCGTTTCCGGGCAAATAAGGTTCACCGCGAAAGTTTGCGCCATTGCCAAACCGCCCAGCGCAGGTGGCCATGACCTTGTCACACCCCTCCATCAACGCGATGCAATCGCCCGCTTTTGCGACGTGAAACGGGGCGTTATATAGATGAATTACCCTGCCTATATGGCCTGCTATTTTTGCCGTCGCTCCGCAATTGGGGCCGGAAAGCCAACGCAATGTGCCATAAGCCAAATACCCGTCAGCTATGCCCAAAGGCGCAGTGATCGAAATCTCGTTATCATCGCTGCTGGCTATTATGGCCAAATGCCGGAAACGTGCACTGTTCAGGGCACAGGCCGCGTCGCAAAATTGTGCACGGCAGGACGGTGATGTTTGCGGCGCCACCGCTTTTTCCAACCGCGCTTGCACACCGATAAGCTCGGCCTCGAACGCATCATCGGTGAAGGACACCGCCCCCAATTCTCCAGCGGCCAGTGTGCGCTTGCCGCTTGTTGGGTCGGCCCAGTCAAAAAGGAATATCTCCAGATACGCACCGTCCCAGCGGCCCGCCGCAAGATCATCGGCGCGGATATCATCCGATGTCAGCGCGCCCGACACGTCCAACCCGTCCTTGTCCAGTCCCACGCTTTGCAAAATCGTTGTGGGCTGCATTCCGGGGCTTGCGCGCAATAATAGGCCGTTATGCGCCACATCGGCATCATGCGACGTGAATCCCAAAGTCACCCCATCGGTTCGCTCCAGCCGCCAGCCATAGGCAATGCTGGTCAATGGCCCTTCCATCCACGCGTCCATCACATGGCTTCCCGAATTTCGACCAAGGGAATATGCGGCATATCGCCCGCCCCGAAGGTCGCCCGCGCCATATCCATTTGGTCAGAGGCAAAGCGCACCGGAACGTCAAAACGATAGCCAGCGGTCACAACTGCGTCCGCTGGCGGTGCAATGACAAAGCTAATGATCCCGCCTGCTGCGAGCGACCAGCCCGTGGCTAGCACGCCATTCACTGCAACCTGAACCGAAGCCGCAACCGGACGGGTAATCCGCCGGACTTGGCCGTCGAGGCCGTAGGTTTTCAGCAAGGGAAACAATGTGCGTACTCCGTCGCCCAGCCCAAGGCTTTGGTCCGTCCTATTGGGATTTCCCGTCATCCCGTTTGAGCTATTATCGAACGGATCCGTGAAGCGAAATCCGACTGCCGGCCCCCGTCGCGCACGAAAGAAAGACACCAATTGCCCCAGCTCGGCTTCGGACCTGACGCCCGGACCAACATCATAACTGAGCCGCGCATTGCTCCAACTGCTGTTGCGGCGTTCATGGCCCGACAAGGTGGTAACAATATTGGTTGAAAATGCGGCCGTCATCTCTGCTTCGCGTCCGATTTGCAGCGGAAAAAGCACATCATCAAATTCCTGCACCGCATCCTCCTCTTGCCGAATTTCAAAATAGGTAAAACCATCTCGCGCGACCTGTGGCAGCGCCCAGACATAGGTTTGTGCCGTCTCGCGCGCGCGGCTTTGCGCGGCAGCAAAGGCAATTTCGCTCCATTGCGCTTTGTCTTCGGGCTTAAGGACGAAGCCGGTGAAATAATGTTGCTCGGCAATCGGATAGCCCAAACGCGTCGCCATCAAGGGCACTGCACGCCGCGTAGCCCCATGATTACCCGTGATGACCCAGTCATAATCTTCCAGTTGCAAAACATCGAACGCGGGCTTGGCCCAGCCCAAGGGCACATTCGCGCGCATCGCCTCAGGCGCTTCGGCGTCGAGCACCGTGGGCAAATACACCAATAACAAAGTCTGCGCGCCTGCGCTCCCGGCTTCCGCCCGCGCAGCATCGCAGATCGATGCTGTGGACGCGGCGAGCAATTGTCCGGCCCTATCCAGCATCGCCTTTTGCGCCGCCGTCTTGGGGCCCTTTATGCTCGGGATGCTGACCGATAGCGCGCCAAAGGCTGCTGTCGTCGCCGCATCATAAAGGCACATCCGCCCATCAGGCATGATCCACCACCATGGCTCGCCAATCTGAAACTTCACCGGCAATCCGGCGTCTCTCAATATCGCGACAAAGGCCCGTGCAACGGCCTTCAGGTAGTTCATCGCGCCTGTATGCGCGGGCGACAAAAGCGTCGAGGGCGGCTCCCAACCCGTTAACGCCGGGTCGCCATTGGCCGCACGCTGCTTCCAATCATTCCAGCTATGCGCGTCAAACAATTCATAGCTTAACGAGAATATCAGATCATACCCAAGCGCTTTGGCTTGCGCGGCAAAGCTGCGGTGCCAGGCGATGCAAGGTGCATTTAACGCTCCGCCATTCAAGCTCACATAATGCGCATTGCCCAGCGGCTCTAACCGAAAATAATGGCTCATACCGACATAATGGTTGATCGTCCCGCGATAACCCAAAGCGTGAATTTGCCTGATTAGTCGCGCGGGCGTCTGGTTATAGGCATCATCATAGCCCGTCGCCATTTTCAGGTCATGCTCGGGGAGCATCACATCCCCCGTATCGAGCATGACACCCGCCCCATCACAGCGAATTTCCGACAGTTCAACCCAGCCTTGTGCTGGGGCGCTCAAGCTGTTCGGTTGGCCCGTATAGTTTGGCGGGACGAGCGAAATGAACATGCGGTCAATATCGCCTGCAAACACAGGATCGCTTTCTTGCGGCAATAAAAACCCGCCAGACAGATCGCTAAAATCAAGGACAATCTCGGCGTCCTGCGGCGTGCCAACGGCATAGTTCCACAGCCGCACATACCAGTTTTTGTCCGCGCCATTGGCGTCACGGCCGGATATGGTCAGCGTCGGGCCATTCACGGCATCCAGAGGCATGATGCCTTCAGACCGCCAGCGAAAACTAACGGTCAGTCGGCGGTAATCGCGGTTGGTTTCATAGCTTAGCAAGGGATGATCCCATGCATCGACGCTGTCCCAGATCAGGCCTGCCAGATCATTGCCGCGATAAAACACCGCCTCGGCGCGTAAGGATTCCGGGCCCGTCGTGACGACCGAGGCCATCATCGGGCGGGGGAAGTTCACCGTCCAAAAGCGCGGATCAAAACGCATAACTGGTGATGATTTTTGCTGCCGACGTTTGTCGCATAGCCAATAAGCCATGGTTCAATCCCGCGCCAAAGCTTGGCGGACGGCCCGCGCGACATGGCGTGATGATCGCTCAAGCGCCGCGGGCGCCGTGTCGCGCGCATCCGACACGTTAATCGTCATCCGCACATGCGTGGTCGCGCCCGACGCTGGCGACGCTTCAACCCTCCCGCTGCTCGTCGGCACAAATAATTCAGGCCCGCGTTCGCCGATGCGATAGGCCTTGCCCGGGGACACTGGCCCACCCGTCGCGCGGCCCGGCGCGCCCAATGCCGTGCCCAGCAAACTCCCCAATGTGCCAAGCAGGTTTCCAGCGCCGTCGCCACCGCCGCCATTTAAGCCCGAACGAATGGCCGCCGCCGCAATCTCGGATAATGCCGACAACGCCACGCGGCGCAAATCGTCAAAGCCGAATTTGCCGCGCTGAATGGCGCTCATCAGCCCGCGTTCCAGCGCGGACCCAGCGCGTTCCAACCCATCGGCAAATGGCCCATCGAGTTCCGCACGCATTGCGGCAACGTCTTGCGCAAAGGCCCGCGTGTCGGCGCGCACCGACACGACCAGCCTGTCAATTTCTTCATCCATCATGTCTCTCCGCTTGGGCTATCTGGAAACCGCATCATCAGTTGGTGCACGGCGTCCGCGTTGGGCGGCGCGTCCCCTTCGCCTGCCATCGCCTGCAATATGCCCAGCAATTCTGCAGGTGTGGCGTTCCAGAAATCATCTGGCCGCCACCCTAAAATCAGGGCCGTGCGCGCCGCCAATTGGGCCGCGACATCGGCAAAGGTCATTGCCCGCTCAATATCTGACCAAGGAGGATTTTCAGCGCGGGCGTCATCACCGAAAGCCCCGCCTTGGCAACGCTCTCGCTGAAGCTGTCACGCGTCATTTTGGCATCCGCGTCATGGCGGCAATGCCAGAACAAAGCGACCATTTCGGATAGCTTCAAATTGCCTGCCGCAGCGCGTTCGACCAATGCAAATAACGGCCCCAATTCCTCCTCCGCCGCGACCAAGGCGGCAAAGCTGGGGCGCAGCACCACCGTCCCGCTTTCCAGCGTTAACGACGCCTCACCGCGCGCCTTATTGGCGGACCGCATCATAAGGACGTTACCTGTCCGCTGCTTTCCAACGCCAACGTGTAGGACCGCTCACCATTGAAGTCGCCGGCATAATCCAACCGCGCGACCAGGAATTTTCCACGCAACCGCTCTCCACCTTCAAAGCTTAGTTCATAATCGTCCAACTGCCCCGAAAGGGCGTTGTTTTTAATCCGCGTTTCCGCCGATGAGCCGGTAAAGACGCCTGCTCCGGATACGGACACCGACCGCACACCTGCGCCCGACAGCAATTCGCGCCACGCGCCGCTACCCTTATGGGTGATGACCACTGGATCGCCATTGATCGACAATTGCGTAGTGCGTAGGCCAGCGACCGTTGCGTACACGGGCGTCGCTGCACCATCGCCAACCTTCAACAGGAAGGCGCTTCCTCTTTCTACTGGCATATGCCCTTATCCTTTCAAGAATGCCCGCGCATCGGCGGAGAAAAATTGCTTTGGTTAGACCGCCAGCAACCGGACGCGGTGTTCGACCAGACCCGCCCATGGCCCTGCCGGATCGCGCACGACGAAGGACCGCAGGAAGACCAAGCTCGCGATCCGCCAGCCCGGCACATCGCGTGGGATCGCCCTTAAGGCGTCGTCGACATGGCCCATCAGGTCGGCCAGCCTCGTCGCGGCCTCGCCATCATCCCAGATGGTAAACGCCAGCCGGACTTCCCGTCCCTGCTGCGTTTTGGTGCTCCAATCGCTCACCAGCCCGTCGGTGACAGCGAGATAAGGAAAGGCGGCGCGCGGTGGCGGACCATCATAAATACCGCTCAGTTGCGCGGCCAACACCGGGTGCGCCGAAAGCGCCGCCACGGCGGCTGCTTGCACGGCTTGCACTGCATCGCTCATCGTCCGAAACTCCGTAATATCGCGTCGTCCAGCATCCGGCGGCGCAGGTTTTTGGCCACCAAAGTCACGCCGTCTTCACTGCGTTCAGCGCGCACGCCTTGCGGTAGGTCCGCCGCTATCAATCGGTCGCTGACCTGCTGCACGCGCGCCGCGCCCAAGGACTCCGCCTTGGCCATCAAGCGTTCGGTATTCATCGCACTTCTTCGCAGGTCAGCTGCATCTGCGCGGGCGTCTGCGGGTCATTATGCGCGCCACGCACCGCCAGATACTTCCCCCGCCAAGTCAGCCTTGTGCTTAGGCCAAGCCCTTCGCGTTTGCGCAATGTCACGCGCCAACGCGGCAATGCAGACAGCGCATCGGCCCGCGTCAAATCAGCGGGCATTAAGGGCGACACGGCGGCCCAGGCCTCCCCGTCATAGCGATAATTTCCCACCGCCCCTGCGCGGCTGTCGCGTGTGCTTAGCCGCGTTTCGATTACGACACGTTCGCGCAACGTGCCGGCGAATTCCCCGCTCATGCCAATTGCATCCGGCGAAATGGCAGCAACAATGCCAATGCAGCGGCAGGTGGCCCCGCGTCATCCCCCGCATCGCGGTTGTTGTAAAAATAGGACGCCAGCCGCAGCAAACCGAGCCTCAGCGATTCCGGCAAGCTCGCCCAATTCGCCGATAGGCCCGCGATAAGCGATACCTCCGCACGCCCGGCGATACCGGGCTGTAGCACCCGAAAATACGCCTCTCCGCGTGAGCTAATCTTTGTCTCCCACGCGGACGCAGCCATCGCGAAACGTGCGCCCTCTGCTGGAATGCCCGTCACGCTGACGACGGATTGCACGGGCATCGCCTGCAAAATCTGCCAGCCTGACCCTGTGGTGACTATATCATTTGCGCCACGTCGAATGAGGATCTGCCGTGTGAACTGCTCGGCATGTTCAATGGCGGCGACTGCGCAGGCGGCGATCATATTGTCATCAACACCTGCATCGACACGCACATAAGCCCGCACCTCAGCCAGCATGGCGCTGTCGAGGCCGAGCGGATCAAGGCTCAACATCTGATGTTCCTTTGAAATAGGGGGGAGGGGACGCGCGGCACGGTAGCAGCGCTATTTTTAGCCATAATGGCAAATTATATGGTGAATTTTAACCAAAATGCCTCCACCCACCAACGCAGCGGGCGGAGGCCGAAATTTTTAGGTGAGTGAAAAGCGCATCAACTTAATCGCCGCCGAATTGATCAGCGCGCCGCCAATCCGCTTCGTGGCGTAGAAATGGACATAAGGCTTGTTCGAATAAGGATCGCGCAAGATATTGGTCTCGCTCCGCTCCGCAATCAAATAACCCGCCTTGAAGTTACCAAAGGCAATCGACAGGCTGTTCGCCGCAATGTCGGGCATGTCCTCGGCCTCAATGACGGGATAGCCCATTAACGTATCCGGCTGTCCGGCGGTAAGGCCCGGTTGCCAGATGAACGCGCCATCGCTCGTCTTAAACCGGCGAATGATCGACAAGGTCGATGCATTCATCACCCAGCTCGCCCCCTGCCGATATGGCGCACGCACCGCATGCACCAGCTCCACCAATTTATCTTGCGGATTGGTCGCTGCAAAGCCGCCCGCCACGCCCGTTGGCACATATTGCAACGTGCCAAAGGGCCGCGTTGCATCATGTGTTGCCGCCACCGGCGCTGTTAGAAATCCGCGCGGACGGTTGGTGCCATTGCCGGTGATGAACGCCGCGCCTTCGGCCTTCGCAAATTCGGTCGCAATTTCATCCGCCAGCCAGGCTTCCACATCAAATGCCGCATCATCCAGCATCGCCTGTGTCGCTGCCGGATTGGCGTATAAATCGCCAAAGCTGGGCACGATTTCGTTGAATGTCGGCGTTCCCGTTTCCGGACGCGTCGCGGTTTCTGCGGTCCAACCCGATGTCACGCCACTTTGTGTAACGAGCTTGCGATAGCCAGCCGACCCGACGCGCACCACGCTCGAAATCGCCCGAATGGGGGAGATTGATTTCAAAACGCTGTCGATGACTTCATCAATTTCGCGCGGCACGGCAAAGCCGCCATCGGCAGGGGTTACGCCGGTGAAGCTTTTCAACTCGACCTCCGACCCGCGCCGCAAATAGCCATCGACAAAGGCCGACCGCGCCGGGTCAGTCACTTTGCCCCCTGACAAAACGGGCCGAGACACGGCCACCGCTGGCACCGCCCCATCAAAAACGGCGTCCAAATTGTCTGCTTTGGTTTCATAATCCATGTCATTCTCCTTGCGTAAAATCTTTAATGTCTGGGGAACTTGGGTCGCCCGCCTCCACCGCCAGCACGCGGGCGAGCGGTTGCATGGGGGTTGCGACAACGCTGACTTCGATCAGGTCGAGATCAGTGAGCTCGCGATATTCCTGTTGCTGCATTGCGCGCACGCGATAGCCAAAGGACAGGCCGCTACCCGCCAGCACAACGGCGCTGTCGTCATCGAGCTGCGCTATCACACGCAGGCCGCGTGCATCCTCGCTCAAGCTTTCGACAAAGCCGATGCGGCGGCGTTGGTCATGTTGCCACAGCAACGGCAGTCCTGCCTTTGCCGCGCGTGCAAATGCCCCCTTGCGGACAATATCGCCGCCCTTGTCCGGTGCATCGAATATCGCGGCATAGCCCGCCAACCTCATTGGCTGACCAATCCGGGCAGGCCCAATCTGAACGCAATGCCAATCAACAACAACGCCAGCACCATGCGCACGACCCAGCCAATCGCCGCCTTACGCGCCGAGCGTTTGGCGTCACGCCATGCGGACAAAAGCTCGCGCAATTCGCCCATATCCTTGGCGGCGCTGGCATCATCCAGCCCCAACTGGGCCAGCGCACGACGCGCACCGGTTTCGGAGGCCTGCTCCAGCAGACCTTGCAGTTCTTTATCAACCATTGATGTTTCCTATGTAAAAAGCGGCCCCAAACAGGCTGTATCCGCCGTTACGGGGCGCGCGATCTGCGCAGCGTCATGCGTAGCGCAGACGGCAAACGGCGGTCATTGTGTCTTTTGGAAATGCGACGACCGTTAGGTCGCGGGATTTGCGTCACCCGACAGGTCGTTTTCGGTTATTTCATGCCAATCGCCATCATACATCGGCGGGTAGATCACGGGCTTGTCGCCATAGCGTGCACGAAGAGCGTCCTGCCGATAGTCCAGCGAGTCCCATTCATCCTCGAGATCATCTGTGTATATGAACTCGACATCGAAACGGCCGTCCTTGATATCGTACAGCAGCATTGACCATTTCTTGTCAGCCGGCGCAGCGTCCCATAATTCCAATATCGTGTCATGAACGTCATGTCCGAAATCATGATAGATGACTTGTTCAGGCAGATTTTCAAAAATTGCCCCACCGCTCATTTGGTCAGCAGCTTGGATGAAGACGAAAACATCATCGGGAACTTTGCCAAGCGTTTTGGCGACAAGCTGACCAATTTGATTCAGCAATTTACCCATTTCTTCGGTTGCCACGATTTTCCTCCTATTTGTCGTTGGGTAAACGTGGAATTACACGCGCTGGAAATGCGGCGCCAGTTAGGCTGCGGGATTCTCATCTTCGTTGGGAAAATCGTCCAACGTCAGAATACGGAATTTTCCGTCCCTCTTGGGGTAAATGACAGGCTTGTCGCCATAACGTGCGCGAAGAGCATCCTGCCGATAGTCCAGCGAATCCCAGTCATCCTTGAGGTCCTCGGTATACAAGAACTTGGCGTCGAAACGGCCGTCCTTGATATCGTACAGCAGCATCGACCATTTCTTGTCAGCCGGCGCAGCGTCCCATAATTCCAATATCGTGTCATGAACGTCATGTCCGAAGTCATGATAGATGACTTGTTCAGGCAGATTTTCAAAAATTGCCCCGCCGCTCAACTGGTCGGCAGCCCGGATAAAAACAAAGACATCATCGGGAACTTTGCCAAGCGTTTTGGCGACAAGCTGCCCAATTTGATTCAGCAATTTGCCCATTTCTTCGGTTGCCATGATTTTCCTCCTATTTTTTATTGGGCATGCGGTCGATTTCATCAATGCCGCCAATATTTGAAAACACGAATATCCAATCTGGTCGCCGCGAATTTCCGGTGTAAGCGGCTCTAATGTCAACAGTCACACGCTTACCAGCTTTCAAAGCCTTTTTCCATTTGTTTTCAATGGCTCGGTATTCGCTGAGATTGAAACGTGCATTCTGGGCAAAATGGTTATAGCTGATCTCCGGTCCGGCGAATTCGCGGGCAATGAAGTGGCCGCCATGATCTTTTGGTTCGCGATTGGGTTTTCCTGCGTTGGTCTGCGCGGAGCGAGATCGTGGCTGATCGGGCTGTAAACGTAACTGACCAGACGCCCGGACCGTCCGATCCTGCTCATCCGCCTCAAAATCATAGCCGCCTGCAGAAATTTTCCGCGTTGAAGGCAACGGTCGCTCGACAGGTGTTTCCAGAACTTTCGGAACAGTGGTTCTGACGATTTCCGGCTGGGTTTCTATTGGCTTTGCTAATGGTTTGGAGAGCGGTTTTGTCGGTGGCGTGGTCGGTTTGGCCCCATCCCAACTTCGACTCGCTCCATCGCCGCCCGATTGCCCGCCTCGGAAACCGCCGCCATCATTCTTTGGCTTTGGTGCCTTGGGCTTACTCCACTTACCCGAAGCACCGCCACCGCCGAAACTTCCGCCGCCGCCAGAAAATCTCTGCCCTTGTCCCTTAAACGTGAACTGGCCGTTTTCGGTGTCATGCCACGGATTGAACTTGAATTCGATTGCACCTGTTTCGTTCGATATAGCGCCCTCATCCACGTCCCCAAGGCCGACCGCTGCGCGTTTCTCCGCGATGGTTAGGAAATCCGCTGCGCCCACTTGCGCCCACAACCGCTCGCGGTCTTCGGCCAGCGCAGGGACCGCATCCAAATCCAAGTCCAGTGTCAATCCGTCAAAATAGGGCCGCAGCCCTTGCGCGAGCGCGTCCAAAATCTTGCGCGCGAGCGGGATGATGCTTTGGTTCCACAAGGCGCGGTTTGCCTCGCGATAATTGGCATAGGTCGCATCACCCGGCAGACCAAGCAGCACCGGTGGCACGCCAAAAGCGAGCGAGATTTCGCGCGCCGCCGCTTCCTTCAGTCCGGCAAAATCCATCTCCGCCGGGGTCAAAGCCATGGCCTGCCATTTCAGGCCGCCCTCCAGCAACATCGGCCGTCCGGCATTGCCCGCGCCTTGAAAACTGACGGCAAGCTCCTCCTTCAACCGCGCATATTGTTCGCCGTTCAACGTCCCGCTATCGCCCATGTCATAGACCAAAGCGCCTGATGGCCGCGCGGCATTATCAAGCAGCGCCTTGTTCCACTTCGTCGCCGCATTATGCGTCGCCACCGCGCCCGACGCCGCGCCCAAACAGCCCAAGCCATAATGGTCATCGAGCGGGTGGATCGACCGGATGTGGATCACATGATCGGCGGGCAAACGGCTCGCAATCTCGCCAGCCTTATACACAAATGCCACGGGCCAGCCGCGCGTGTCGGCCTCTATCGTCATGCGTTCGGGCCGCAGGGCGAACAGCTCGGCGGGACGCCCGTCATTGCCGGACAATATCTCGATATAAGCATTGCCGTGCAGCAACAAATGCGTCGCCACCGTCTCCATCAACGCTTGCCCCGCCGACGTAGCGCGCACCAACTCCAGCACGCGGGCATCGCTCGCGGTCAGCGGCGCGGACGCCAAACCTTCGGCAATTAACCGAACGGCGCGTTGCGCAATCGCGTTGGACAAATAGCCTTCGCGCATCTGCGCTTCATAATGCCGGGGCCATTCGCCGAGGCTTCCCAAAGCATAGCCGCGCAGGCCCGGCAGACGATCTTGCTGCACACGCGTTTTGGCCGGACGCAGATACCCACGCCCGGCTGATTTCCAACCGAAGATATTCATGTGTTTTGTCCTTTTGCTTACAACAACCGCACGCGCGGCTCGCGATCTGATTTGCCCAGCATCAATTCGTTTAAGGCCCATACCAACGCATCGGCGCGGTCGGGGGAGCGGCCCGGACCTTCATAGCCGCCGCCTACGATCAGGCCGCACATCTGGTCCTCCAACTCTTGAAAAACACGGACATGAAAGACGCGCCCAGCTTCGTATAGTGTCGCGATAGGCTCGGCGCGGACGGATTTGTTTTTGCTCGCATGCGCCCGCTTTATGGGCATCGCAATGTCCGCCGCGCGCAACACGGTTTCGACCATATTGCCGCCCTGATTATCCTCGGCCACCACACGGTCCGCCTGCCACGCGTCGGCCGCCGCCGCCACCGCGCGGGCCCAGCGTTCGGGCGATGCGCCAGAGATGCTATGATCCGCCAGCACATAGGCGTTTTTATCCACGCCCAGCCCGACCGCGACGATGCCGCACGCGTCGCCCTTTTCCGACACCGGCGGGTCCACGCCTATGACCACGCGTTTGAGTTCGGGCGCGCACGCGGCGCGTTGCCGTTCCAGCAAGTCCCTCGACCACAGCGCACCGGCGGCATCGGCGATAAGCTCGCCATCCAATTCCTGCCGCCCCAGCCGCGTGCCGGCATATATTGCGCGGACCGAGGCAATGAAGTCCGGCGGCAAATGCATATTGTTATCCATTGTCCGTCCGTGCGTGACCACGACCCCTTTTTCCGTGTTGAGCCGCCGGACCAAAGGCACCGGACGCGGCGTTGTTGTCGCCATTGCGCGCGGCCTCTCCCCAAGGCGAAGCCCAAGCATGAGATTGTCCCACGCGGCGATCCCGCTTGGCCATTTTGCAATTTCATCGGCCCAGGCAAAGTCATGCTGCGGCCCGCGCAGGCTTTCGGGTTCTGCGCCCGAAAATAACGTCGCCGTTGCCTGATTGGCCCATGTCAGGCGGCGCAGGCTGGGTTCAAAAGCGGGCCGTTCGCCAAAGGGCAGAGATAGCAGGCCGCTTTCGCCCTCCACCATCACCTGACGCGCCTCATTCAAGGTCGCGCCGACAAGCGCAAACCGCGCACCGGGATGTTGCGCGGCCATGGCGCTTACCCATTCCGCCCCCATGCGCGTCTTGCCATAGCCGCGCCCCGCCATCACCAGCCATATGCGCCAATCTTCCGGTGGCTCCGCCTGATCATCGCGCGCCCAAAAATTCCAGCTTTGCGTGTCGGCCATGTTTTTCCGGGTCCAGCGGCGGATGACTTCAACCATCTGTTCATAAGGTAGCGCCAGCAACGCCTGCGCATTAAGCGTCGGCATGTGGTGCGCCCTCAATTTCGGGTTCCGTTTCGGGTTCGGGCCGCGCCGCGGCATTGTCTTCGGCGCGTTGCCGCATGTGCGTCAGCTTCAGGACCAATTGCGCCTTTAATGTCGCCAAATCCGGTACTGCAGGCTTGGCAGCCGCGACAGGTGCGCCACCCTTCACCGATGCACGATGCGCGTTGAGCAATGCAATCGCCAGCCTATGCTTTTGCGCGCGCGCCTTTAACGTGCCATCGGCGGTCCGCCCGCTCGCGGACTGCAACGCTTCGGCCAGCAATTCTGTCTCCAACCGGGCATAGCCCTCTGCCAAAGCCAGCGCCCAAGCATCGCGAAACGCCGGCGTCCGCCGCCGCTCGGCATAGACCGCACTGCTCTTTACACCTGCCGCCAGTGCAGACGCGGACACATTGGCGGTCTGCGCCAAATGGTCCAGAAAAAGGCTACGGATTTTCATATTCAACCGCGCATCCGGCACGGCTGTTTTATTGATGGCCAT